CTTGTATTACAAAGACAGCAGAGATATACAATCCACAGAGTTCGGAAGATTTATTCCTGGCATAACCATGGTTAATGAAATAACAGAAATTGATGATGTTGTTATGGTTCCTTGGCTTGTTGGAGATGAATGGCGTAAAATAGGAAATATGAAATGCAAATATATGTTTGGTCATTTTGAATTGCCAAACTTTTTTATGAATGCTATGGTTGAGATGCCTGACACAGGAGAACTAAAAGGCAGTGATTTTAAAAATCAAGAATATGTGTTCTCTGGACATTTTCATAAACGTCAAGTGAAAAACAATATTCATTATTTAGGCAATGCTTTTCCACACAATTACGCAGACGTAGATGACGTTGATCGTGGCATGATGATTTTAGAATGGGACAAAGAGCCAAGATATTTGAATTGGCACAACTGCCCGAAATACAAATACGTAAAATTAAGCACGTTACTAGATAAAACAAAAGAAATTATGCAACCTAAAATGCACTTAAGAGTTACACTAGACATAGACATTTCTTATGAAGAGGCAAGTTTTATTAAAGAAACTTTTATGAAAGAATATGATTGTAGAGAGATTACACTTATTCCAAGTAAAAAGGATGAAGAAATAAACAGTGATTTAGATTTGACAAAGTTCGAAAGTGTTGACGAAATAGTTGCTAAAGAATTAGATTCTATTGAATCTGACAATTACAACAAGAAAACATTGATGGACATTTACAGCGACTTAGGATGAGATTAAAAGAATTAACTGTTAAGAACTTTATGAGTGTGGGTAACCAAACTCAAGGACTTAACTTTGATCAAAAACATTTGACCCTTGTATTGGGCGAAAATTTAGACCAAGGTGGACATGATGCTGGTTCAAGAAACGGAACAGGAAAAACCACCATGGTCAACGCCCTGTCTTATGCAATGTATGGTGAAGCATTAACAAAGATCAGAAGAGACAATTTGGTTAACAAAACCAACGGAAAAAATATGTTGGTTACTTTAACATTTGAACAGAACGGAATAGATTACAGAATTGAACGTGGAAGAAAACCAGGCGTGATGAAGTGGTTTGTAAACGAACAGGAACAAGAACTAGAAGATATCAGTCAAGGTGATTCCAGAAAAACTCAAGAAGAATTGAACAAAATGATTGGTATGAGTCCAGAAATGTTTAAACACATTGTGGCACTAAACACATACACACAACCATTTTTAAGTTTGCATCACACAGAGCAACAAAAAATAATCGAGCAACTACTAGGAATCACGCTATTATCTGAAAAAGCAGAAGTACTTAAACAAAAAATTAAAAAGTCCAAAGAAGATATTGCGTTGGAAAATGCAAGAATAGAAGGAATTAAAATATCAAATGAAAAAGTAAAAGAAACAATTCAATCATTGCACAGTAAATCCAGTGCATGGGAATCACAGAAAAAAGAAGACATACGTAAATTAGAACGCACAATCACAGAACTAGTAGATGTAGACATTGAAAAAGAATTAGAATCACATAACAAACTAGAACTATGGCAAAAATTAACAAACACAATTAATCAGTTGTTAAAAGACAAAAGCAATTATGAAGCCTCTATTGTACAAGCAGACAAGCAAGTGCAAAAACTAGGCAATGATTTAGACAGTTTGCATGATAATGCAAAATGTTATGCTTGTGAACAAGAACTTCCAGCAGACAAAGTTGAAAAAATGCAAAGAGACCTTGAAGAACAGTTTGGTGATGCAAACAGTTACGTAATGGATCTGGCAGAAAAAATTAAAAATATTGATCAAGAATTAAAAGAATTGGGAGAGCCCGAACACAAACCAGAAACTTTTTATGATTCAATACAACAAGCATATGAACACAAACAACATTTAACTACATTAAAAACTGCTGTAAAGAATAAAAAAGAAGAATCTAATCCATATGAGGATCAAATTAAAGAACTTGAAAGTCAAGCAGTACAAGAAGTTGATTGGACTGTGGTCAATGATATGCAAAAATTAAAAGAACATCAAGAATTCCTACACAAACTATTAACAAACAAGGATTCATTTATAAGAAAAAAGATTATAGATCAGAACTTGCTATTCTTAAACAATAGACTTACAGTTTATTTGGATCAGTTAGGTTTGCCTCATCTTGTAACATTTAAAAATGATTTAAGTGTAGAAATTACACAACTAGGTCAAGAACTAGATTTCGATAATTTAAGTAGAGGTGAACGTAACAGATTGATACTAGGATTATCTTTTGCATTTAGAGATGTGTGGGAAAGTTTGTACCAGAATATTAATTTATTGTTTATAGATGAATTAATTGATAGTGGTATGGACAGTGCAGGTGTTGAAAGCAGTTTAGCAATTCTTAAGAAAATGAGCAGAGAACGTGGCAAAAACATATTCTTAATCAGTCATAGAGATGAATTAATGGGAAGAGTGAACAGAGTACTCAAAGTTATAAAGGAGAACGGATTCACATCATATGCAAATGATGTAGACGTTATGGATTCACATGGATGATACACACGACCAATTATATAAAGCATACATGGAATATCACAAAGCAAACGAACAGTTTGAGCAGAAGAAATCCTACAGAACAAAAATAAAAGCAAGAAAATTTCTCAGTCTTATCAGAAGACTTGCAATCAAGAGAAGAGCAGAAATAATGGAGCAGTTCAAGGCGGCTCAAGGGAAGTAGAGAAGGCGAAGCCTCGCCAAAATTTTTTAGAGCGAAGCGATGCTACGCAAAAATTTTTTTAGCGGAAGCCAATTTTTGACCTGACCGATACAATCGCTGGTAACTATGTGTATGCCATGGACTTATCAAGGTAAACCAATCAACACACTGCCGGAAGACTGTGAAGGATTTGTGTATCTAATCACAAACACAACCAACGGTAAACGGTATGTGGGCAAAAAATTGGCGAAATTCAAAAAGACACGCCCACCACTCAAGGGCAGGATAAACAAACGTAGAAGCAAGGTGGAATCAGACTGGAAAGACTATTGGGGTTCCAATGATCACCTGCTGGAAGACGTGGCACAACTAGGCGAACACAAATTCACAAGGCAAATATTGTACATCTGCAACAGCAGAGGCGCAATGAGTTATCTCGAGGCTCGAGAACAGTTCGAAAGGCGAGTATTAGAATCCGACGAATATTACAATGGAATTATCAATGTGAGAGTTGGTGGTTCACGAATCCTAAGAGAAGAAATAAAGAAACACAATCCCAAGGCATAACATAGCAACACCGTTGATAGTGATATCCAGGAAATGCAGTCGATAAGACGTTTGGTGAATCCTGAGTTGCAAGGCAAGTGCTAACTGAAGGCACAAAAGATGATGCTCTGTGAAAAAGATACAACATCACAACTGCACACTTTGTTTGCAAAGGGTGTGTCAGTTGCCCGTGACTATGAAGTCTGGAGTAGGGAGTTGGCGGGTCACCGCTTCCGTTCTTAAGAAATCTCCTTTTGCACAATGGTAGGCTCGTCTCGCATGATGGCACCGTACTTTTCCCGGCAACGGGTGAAGTATGGCTCAACTGTCTGCATGATGCAACAACTTACTTCGTAAGTGATTGTGAAGCACTAATTAGGACGACGAGTCCTAATTTGGATTAACGAAGTTAATCCACTCAACTATGGCGTACTAGGATTGAATGATTCCATGCGTTTCCAAATCACGTGGTCTGGTTCGCACGATGGTGTGTAATGAAGAATTGTGTCTCCCCATTTTTTAATACTCTCTAGATGTCTCAACACTTTGGGCGAATACACATAAAGGTGTGCAGGATTTTCTTCTGCCAATTCATTGCAGTTGGGTATGTGCAACTCTGTGTGATAGGTTTGCAGTTTGTCCACACCTTCGTAGGATGAAAAATCTCTGGCGTGGCTATCGCCACACAACCACGTTAATGGCGCAAGGTCTTTGGCCACCATGGGAATATCCTTGGCAGTGTCGTACCAATTGATATTTTTAAAACCTTTGGCATTCAATCTGTCCCAACTCTTGTTGCCCACACTGTAGATGGGTTCATCTAGGAATGGTTCAAGGCTGTGCTGATAATTGTTCAGTGCTTCCATGTGTGTGATTAAGAGTGGACCTTTGCGAGCCGCTGTGTGTTCCACGTGATGCGATTGTAAACAAGGCAACCACCTGGCTCCCTCTTCGAGCGGTCCGGGATCTTGTATCTGAGTGTACACTATCATAAAATGTAGAATTATTTAATTTGCCGATTGCATGATTAAATTAGCACATTTGCTTGTAGGTGTCAAGAAAGCACATTGTCGCATACTTTATATATTGTACTTGTACACAGGTTTTTGGCAATTTTAAAAGAATGGTTGTCCAGTTTTCTTGGCAGTTTCCAGATTTTCTTTGACCAAATTGCCAATCATTTCACGTTCTTCAAATGTGCTCATGTATGCTTCGCTGAGTGTTACTCCACCTCTCATGTACCAGCAAATTCGCACAAGGTCAAACCTAAATGCTTTCTTCTCTGCTTCCATCTTGGCGATCTCCTCTTTCACCTCGAGTACGGACATGGAGAGTATTCTTATACGAAAAAATTTGATTGATCGAAAGTGATTGGAACTTCAAAAGTTTCCGGCGCACCTTTTTCCTGTTCTTCTTTGGTTGTGTTTGCAATGAAAGGTTTCACAGCAAACTTGTCACGCTGTTCTGATATGTGATTTAAAATTGTTGAGTA